TACCAGACAAACATATTGTCAAGATGCCATTAGAAACATGTCAAATGTTATCTATTGTGTGTTCTAAGAAATGGGGTCATGGTTATGGTGACTTACACCGTATCAATGGTGAACCATACAAGACAGAGAAAGGTGCATTTCGCAATCACCCATGTACAATCTGGGCAAATGCTAGTCTAGAAAATACATGGTGGTTACTTGCACACGGTCTAGCTCTCTGTAATGAATATTCTTGGCGCTATGGAAAGATTCATAGTTGTGAGAAAACATTGGAAGAAGCAACGAAAATCATTCCGTCTGCACCTTACCCATACAGACCAAAATCATTTACATTTGCGGGGCCAGATGAGTTTAAATATGACACAAGCATTGACACTTTTACTGCTTACAAACGTTATATATCGAGCAAACCTTGGGCTGCATCTAATTATCTTCGTGACCCATCCAGAAAACCAAATTGGTTATGACTAAACTAATTGAAAAGAATGATCCACGTTACTTCTCCCAGACAAGTGACTTGCCATTTGACAGACATCATTATAAGATAGTTCACAAAGACCGTTCTATTATAGTAGAATCGTGGGATGAGGTTCAAGAGTGGTGGTGGAATAATTGCCATCAACCAACATTTGATGCCGTTGTACATGTTATTGACAAACCAAAGACTAAGAAAAAGTCAAAAGGATTTTAATTATGAAACACATTACTAGAGAAGAATTGATTCTAGAATTCTGTCAGTTTACGGCAGATAAAATGGATGAAGAGACCCTCAAAAATATTGCAGTAGTAACTTTGATTGCTAATATCAAAGGAGAGAATGAAGAAGGAAGCACCTATGCCGATTGGGAGGATTATGTAGCTAGAAAAGACGGATTACATAAATCCGAAGATCTACTAGAGATGATCAAACCAGCCGTAAAAATGGTGGAAGGAAAAAATGAGGGATGAATTCATATGGGTAGAAAAGTATAGACCTAAAACTATAGATGATTGTATTCTTCCAGAGAGTACTAAGAAAACATTTAGAGAGTTTTTGACAAAGGGAGAGATTCCTAATCTCTTACTATCAGGCCCGCCTGGTATTGGTAAGACTACAGTTGCAAAAGCATTGTGTGCTGAGTTGGGTGTAGATTGTTATGTAATCAATGGATCAGATGAAGGTAGATTTTTAGATACAGTTAGGAATCAGGCAAAGAACTTTGCCTCTACTGTATCGTTGATGGATGCAGATAGGAAACATAAGGTAATCATAATTGATGAGGCAGATAATACAACTCATGATGTTCAACTTCTACTTAGAGCAAATATAGAATCGTTCTACAAGAACTGTAGATTTATTTTTACATGCAACTTCAAGAACAGAATCATTGAACCACTTCATTCTAGATGTGCTGTCATTGACTTTGCAATCACAGGACAACATAGAGCATCAATTGCAGCACAGTTTTTCAAACGTCTAGTTTCGATACTAGAACTTGAGGGAATTGAAGCTGACAAGAAAGTTCTAGCAGAACTAATCAACAAACATTTTCCTGATTGGAGGAGAGTGTTGAATGAATGTCAAAGACATTCAGTTGGTGGTAAGATTGATTCTTCAATCCTTGCCAGTTTCTCTGAGGTTAATATTCATGATCTGATCAAGAATCTTAAAGAGAAGAAATTTCCAGAAGTAAGAAAGTGGTGTGTCAATAATCTTGACAATGATCCCTCTGTACTTCTTCGTCGTGTATACGACGCTTTGTTTGACACTCTTGAGGGTGCTAGTATAGCAGCTGCGGTATTGATAATCGCCAAGTATCAATACCAAATTGCCTTTGTGGCAGATCAAGA